TTGCTCAACTTTCCGAAGACGATATGGGTTGGTGTTGGGACGAAGGTGATGGAGCAATAAAGGTTATATTCCCCAATGAAACAGATGGTGGACTTCTTATCCTTGACGACCAGTCTTTTGACAGACATTTCGAAATGGTGTTTAGTAAAAACTTATTTCTACACGAGCTACAGCACGCATTAAGACTATGCGGAATTGATAAAACTATTGATATATGAAAGAAACGCATTACAGATTGGCATTAAAGACCATCGGGAAAGGTCTGTGCATATTCTTTAAATCATGGGGAGTGACGCTTAACAAGTTGCTCCACGATATACTCCACGGCATACGACAACATTGGCTGTTTGCTGTTACTCTTGTTGCGATCTATGTGGTTATGTTCGTTACGATGGCACAGAGCAGGGCAAGGTACCATCATACCTGCATGGTTAACTACCAGTTATCGCAGTCTGTGGATAGCCTAACGTTAATGATACAGCGATGATAAACTTTGGGATAGGTTTTCTGTGCGGTGTGCTGTTCATCGCTGCCGTTCTGATAGGGGTTATAATATATTTTGCGCATGGAGATTAGTACACCGATAGACAAGATACCGACCGACAAGCTGGTGGCGTTGCCAGTGTTGGATATGGGGCATGTGTTGCGGGTAATACATCAGCATTACAGATGGCTCGAAGCGGTAAAGGAAAGCAAGAAGAAACGGCACAGCTACTATATGCAGTGTAAGGTGTCGAAGTATGGATAGACGCTCACCCGCAAGGGGCAGAACTCTCACAAAATGTGTAACTGATACATGGGGTGCAGCGGCACCCCTATTTTTGTTATAAAGAAAATAAAGACCGAAATCCTTGCAAATATAAACCGAAATGTTTATCTTTGTGCCGAAAATGTTTATCAGTCAAACTATTAGGAGGGCGTATGGCAAGAAAAAAGATAGTCACTATTCAAAAGAAAGCATATCAGTTCCATTGCAGGGATTGCCAGAAGGCTGTCCCCGTGATGGACTTCCATACGCTCTCCCTCAAGGGCGAGCCCACGATGGCACGTTGCCCGCACGTCAAGGGGCATTGCGTGCTGTTGTCGCAGAAAGCGTGCGATAATTTGTGTCTGCTGCTTTCAAACGGTGACGGTGGTGTAATTGTATAGCCAGACGATAATAACGCAACAGAGCGCATTTTTAACGAAAATAAGTTATGGAGAAAATCAAGAAAGCGAAACTAAAAGACCTCATTCAAGACGACCATAATCTGAACAAGGGTACGGAAAAAGGTCAGCAACTCATCGAGAAATCCCTGCGGGAGTTCGGTGCGGGGCGTTCTCTGCTGCTGGATAAGAACAACCGAATAATAGCAGGGAACAAGACGCACAGGAACGCAGAGGCTATCGGCATGGATGATGTCATCATCGTGGAGACGGACGGCACAAAACTGGTGGCGGTAAAACGTACCGATGTCGATTTGGATAGCAAGAAAGGTCGGGAGATGGCACTCGCTGACAATGCCACCGTCAAGGTCGATTTGGAATGGGACGAGGATGCGATGAAAGAGGTCTCAGAGGAATGGGGCTTCGATTTATCTGAATGGGGTATCAGTGAGGCAGAGAAAAAGGCAACAGAGATGTTGAGCGAACTCAAGTTCTCCGACGTGTACTATACGCCCGAGGAAAAGCCGAAACTAAATCTCGAGGACTGCATCGATACTGATCTGTACGAAAAGAAATGCGAGTACGTCGATACGCTTGATCTGACGGATGAGCAGAAAAGGGTTTTAAAAATGTTGGCGTACCGATTTATACAGATAGACTTTGAGAACGTGGCGAACTACTATGCTTTTAACGCTACTGATGAGGAAAAGAAAGCCATCGAGCGTCTGCGGTGTGTACTGGTGGACGGTGGTATCGGCGGCTTTATCGAGGACGAAATGCTAAAAGTTGCGGAAATATGATAGACGTATTCATACCATCATACCACAGACCGAACAATATCAAGACGGCTATGTATCTGCGTCGGATAGGTTACGAGATGGGGAAAGTACACGTATTCGTTGACGACGAGGCAGACGATATAGAGGAATACAGGGCAACTTGCAAGGGCTTGGGCTGCCATCTGCATGTCTTCGATATGGCAGAGGCACGACGTAGGTTTGACTACGTACACAGGGCGAGTGTATCGAGGAGGAGCGCAGGACAGGCAAGGAATATGTTTCAAGACTTTGCAAAGGAGAACGGTATCGACTTTTATCTTGTCATGGATGATGATACGACGGGCTTTCAGAAAAATAAACGGGGCTTTAGGAGTTATAACGGAAAGCCAACGCCCGACGAAATATTCTTGCAGATGTGGTACACGGAGCATTTTATGAGACGTAGGCATATAGGTGTCTTCGCTTGGTTGCAGACTGGTGACTTTATAGGAGGAGAAAATGCATATCTTTACAGACCGAAGGTGATGAACACGACGTTCTATCTGCTGCCGTATATATACAGGGGCGAGAGAGGCGTGCAGGATGATGATACGTCGCAGTTCGTGGGAATACTCAACAGAGGGCTTTTCACTGGTAGTTACGGATGCGGTTGTGTGCTGGAACAAATGCCGTCGGCAACACAAAAGGGCGGACTAACTGATCTGTATAACGAGTGCAAGCTACTGAACAAGGCATTAGTGACACCGATACAATACCCGTCAGCAATAAAGGCGACGAGGCAGAAAAAGAACGGTGCAAGGTTGCACCATCTGATAAGTTACAGGTATTTAATGCCCAAAATACTAAAGATTGAGGGAGGACGGGACAACATAGCGTGGGATACCTACGAGGAGGATTGGCCGTTCACGAATGAACCAAAAAGGAGGGTAGAAAATGGCAAATGATTTTGATCCAAATATCGGAAAGAAAACGCAGTTCGTTGCAGGCGAGGCGCAGGCAGAGATAGCACGTAAAGGGCAGCAAGCAGCTATGGCTAAGAAGAAAGAAAAAAAGAAACTGCGTGAACTGGTGGAGATATTCGGTCGCCTAAAGGTGGACGGAAAGGCGGCAAGGGCAATGGACGACCTCGGTATAGACAAGGATTTACAAACTCGTTTTATGCAGGGTGTCGTCAGTTTGTTTAACAAGGCGAACAAGGGTGATGTGTCAGCATTTAACGCCATCCGTGACATCATCGGGGAGAAGCCCGTGGACGAGACGAAGCTGACGGGCGTCATCGACACCAACGTACAGATAGGCTACGTACAGACGGGAGTGACACCCGTAAACAGTGAGAACGACATAGACATGCGCAAGGAACGGCAATAAATACGTTCTAAGCGCATTTCTTGCGTAAGGTAATAAAATACCCACGGAACAGAAAACAACGCAGCAGGCGCAAAAATCGGAGGAAATAACATGGTAATGCCATTCAAAGTCATAAAGGAGCTGTACGATGCAAACATGAGCGATGACTACCGCACGTTAGTAAACCAAGGCGGAACGTCAAGCGGTAAGACATACACGATCATGCAGGTGCTCTTTACCCATGCCATGAACGAGCGTGGTGCCGTGATAACCGTCTGCGGTCAAGACCTGCCGAATCTTAAGGTGGGTGCGCTGCGTGACGCAAAGACCATCATCAACGCCTCGGAATGGATGCAGCAGTTTTTCAAGGTCAACGAGAGCGGCTCATTTATCACGGGCGTTAACGCAAGTATTATTGAGTTCAAATCTTACGAGAACGCTCAAGACGCAAAGAGCGGTAAGCGTGACTATCTGTTCATCAACGAGGCGAACGGCATACCATACGAGATATACTGGCAGTTGGCGATGCGTACCCGTAAAAAGGTCTATCTTGACTACAACCCATCGGCACGTTTCTGGGTGCATGACGAGGTGGTATGGCGTGAGGGCACACGGCTGATCATCAGCGACCACCGTGGCAACCCGTTCCTGACGAAGGAGGAGCACGACCGCATAGAGGGTATCAGCGACCCCGAACTGTGGAAGGTGTACGCCCGTGGTGCCACGGGACAGATCACGGGACTGGTGCTGACAAACTGGGATATAGTGGACGTAATGCCCGCAGCGCATGAGCGCAAGATGACCGTATTTGGCTGCGATTTTGGTTTCGCAAATGATGAGACGGCACTTGAGGAGGTTGTACTGGCACATGGTGACCTATACATAGACGAGCGTATATACTCCACTGGGATGACTAATCAAGACATCGTGGAGGAGTGCAAGCGGCAGGGGCTGACACGTCACGACCTGATAGTGGCGGACAGCGCAGAGCCGAAGAGCATACGGGAGCTCAAGAACGGTGGCTTGTGGGTAATCGGTGCGGACAAAGGTAAGGACAGCATCGTAGTCGGTCTTGATATCCTGAGGCGTTACCGTCTGCACGTCACCAAGCGGTCACGGGGACTGATAGACAATCTCAAGTCGTACCAGTGGCGCAAAGACCGTGACGGCAGGATGACGAACACCCCAGAGGACGGCAACGACCACGGCATAGACGCTATCCGTTACGCTGCGTTGGCGAAGCTGGGCACAAGACGCACGGGAACGAGCAAGGCAACGGTGATAAGGAACTGACATTATGGATATAGACACTAAATTCGATTATTGGCTGCGGGTGGCTGCTCATACGGACTTTGAGATGGGGAGGTACTCCCGTCCTTCGTTTGTCGGGGAGGTGCAGACACCCGAGTCGCTCGACACCATAACGATAGGGCAGCTGATAGAGCTATCAACATTAAAGGACACCAACGACAGTCTGTTCCGTATCTGCGAGATAGTGCTGAGGATGGAGCGCAGTGCCATAGCCCAGGCACGTGCCGTTGACGTTGTGATGTTCTGCGGATGGGTGACGGGAGAGGTGGAGCGCATAAACAAGATATTCGACAATGCGAGCGCACAGCCCACGGACACCGAGAAACGGGCAGGCATAGAACGGTTGAAGTTCGGGCTGTTCGGAATGCTCGACTGGTACGCCTTGCGGATGGGCTACCAAGATCAGGAGCAGGTAAAGGACGTGCCGTGGCTGCGTATATACAAGTGCATGGATATGGATACCAAGAGAATACAATATCAGAAACGTTTGCAGGAGGTAATAAACGATGAGTATCGAAGAAAAAATCAAAAGGGTATGCGCTGACGTGCTGCCGGATATGACGTATGTCTTTGCCGACTGGTTTGACGCCAGCCGTATCGTGTCTAAGGTGCAGCTACCCGCCATCATCAATATCCTGCCCGTCAGTGGCACGATGGAGGTGCGCAACGGCAGGAGGCGTGACGTGCAGAACTGCGCCATAGCCTTCGTCGACAAGGTTGTCAAAGACCCCACTGGAGAGGATAACGCAAAGGTGTATAACCGCATGAAGGACGCAGCCGTAAAGTTCCTGCGTGGACTGAACGACAGCGGGTACTTCGAGCCGTTGACCGAGGCGGTGCCGTACACGGTCATCTATGAGCAGCTGACATCCATCGTGACGGGTGTCTATCTTGACATACAACTGAGGGAGATACCGCAATGTTAGACCCACGGGGAGCACATACCATCATTGCCGAGGAGCTGGAGCGGCTCCGTCAGCGTATCATCGCCAACATGAGGGCGCAGGGTGCGGTGGCGAGCGGCAGGACGATACGCTCCATGCGTGTGGTGATGACTGGCGAGGGCGGTATGCTTGTCAGCGACCAGCAGATGCCCTTCGGCACGCTGGAGACAGGACGCAGGGGCGGTGCGACACCCTTCGCCTTCACTGAGATAATATACCAATGGATGCAGGATAAGGGCATACACGGCACGCCTATGCCTTACAAGACAAACAGACCGCACAAGTACACAGCGCAGGAGCGTGGCGACCGCAGCATGGCTGCAGCCGTGGCGCATACGATAAGGACGAGCGGATCACGTCTGTACCGCAGGGGCGGTCGTGACACGATATACAGCAACGAGATACCCGACACCGTGGAGCGCATAGAGAGCAAGGTGACGGGGCTTATCTCTGCCTATGCCGATGAGATGATTAAGTTAAACAACGTAACGATAGGAGAGTAACATTTATGCGACAAATAACGACAAGCGGTGTGACGCTGAAATACCCTGACGCTGTTGGTTTTGCCTTCAACCCTTGTTTGTTGGTGGCTGATAACACGCAGAAGATGGATATCACGGTGTCTAACGGCACGGACACGCTGACGATGACGTACTACGGCTTCAACGGCAGTGCCTATGCCGACATACGTGCGTATATACAGGCACTGTTCTCGGAGAAGGACTTCGGCAGCCTGACATACGGCACGGTGCAGAAGATACCCACGGGGCAGCCGATATACTTCAACGTCACGGCAACCACGGTAGGAGGTACGGAGGTGACGTTCTCCCCGATAACGGTCTTTTACGTGTGGGGTGCGCTGAAGATCGGTGCGCAGGAGGTGTTCAACGGCTACCGTCACCTGACATACTTCGCCAACTACCCCTTCACGCTCGGTGTCTATGCCACGGGCGCAACGAGTATCAAGTTCGGCAATAACTCACGCAGCATAAGCGGTGAGGGCGTGTGGAACGTGGTGCCCAACATCGCAGCAGGGACGCAGGAGGTGGTCGTGCGGGACAACAACGGCACGGTGCGTAACGTCACTTTCGACACGACCTTTGATTTCACGTTCCATCTGTCGGGCGGCACGACCAATCAGGCTATCGCCACGATCAAGGTTGACCGTGAGGCTAACGAGGGCTATTACCTCCGATGGCTCAACCGTCAGGGCATGTGGTGCTACTGGCTCTTCAAGGAGGGTGCGGGCAAGTACCAGAGTGCCGTGGACGGAGATTATTGGCGTAACAATATCATAGCCTACGATCAGAGTTACGGCTATCAGGGCGGTGCGGTGCGCTACCAGTCGCATAACCGTCAGGAGGTCATCCCCGTCTGTGTGCCGCTCGTTGACCGTGAGACATGGCAGTACCTGCTCGACATCATCAGCAGCCCGCTCGTTGACCTATATACCGGCATGAGCAACGGTGTGGCGCAGTGGGTGAGCGTCAACGTGCAGGCAGGAACGACCACACGGGACATGAACGCAGAACTCTCGGACTTTATCTGTAACATAGAACTACCCGAAACACCTACGCAGCACCTATGACACAAGAGTTATACATTGACGGCATACTTGCCGATATGGACGATAACAGCAACGTATGGTTAGACGTAAAGACTAACCTGCTGTCCGACATCACGAAGATACAGTCGAGCGTCACGCTGACCATCAGTCTGCCGATGACGCAGAATAACAAGCGTATCATCGGTCTTGCGCAGGTCATCACGCAGCGTGAGGGTGAGGATATGGCGTGGCGGGTACATAGTGCGCAGTACCGCAGGAACGGTGTCACGCTCATTGAGAGCGGACGGTTAACTGTCGTTAGCGTGGGTGACACCATAGGCTGCACGATAGTATGGGGATTGTATGACGCAGTGGCACGGCTCCTGAAGGCTGACGTATCGCTGAACGCACTGACGGAGGAGGTGAACACCGTTCTTTGGACTGGCAATAACGACCCCGACACCTATACGGCAGCGCAGGCGGCAGACTATTTCTTCGCTGCCCTCGATATGTGGTACACCACGGCTCAGGACTACCCGTGGACGAATAGCGATACCTTACCCGCCACGATACCCGATAAGCGTTTCCGTGGCAGACGCAGGGGCACATGCCTGCATCCGAGCGTAAAGGTGTCCTACGTGCTGCAGCTGATACAAACGTATTGCGGTGTCACGATCAACTGGTCGCAGGCAGCGCAGGCGGTCATCGACACGCTCGTCATCCCGTTGGTGGATAACAAGGCGAACGCAGACACCTACCGCTCAACTACCGTGGTGTCATTCCCGCAGAAGGCGAAGACGGAGCGCACATTGGGGCTGTTCGCTGCCAGTTACGTGAGCATAGACAGTGCGATATTCCGTCAGGGCAGCGGGGACAACGCACCGTTGGAGGTGACGAGCGATGCGGATATCTATGCCACGATGAGCGTGGACGTGCAGTACGACATGAGCGGGTTTACTACTGACAGCGCAGGAAACTGGAAGATGCGTGGCGTGTACTGCGCCATCATCGTGGAGCATGGCGAGAACGATATGGATTATTATTATTGCGGTCTGCGGTATAACAGTCAGACGAGTATCAAGGCTTCGGACTATCCGTCAGGCATAGTGTCGGTGACGCTGACTGGTGAGGGTGTGTTCCCCGTAAAGACCGATGACAAGGTGTATTTCGCCCGTTACTGGCAGCAGAGCAATTTCGGTGGCAGCAACACCAGTCCCGTGGCAACGCCCGCCAACGACAACCCACCGACAACGTTCCTCAGCGGTGTGGCGGTCAATATGCGCCCTGCGAATATCGAGGGGCAGGTGCCCGCCAACGGCTACTACCCGATAGAGAGTAACCTTCCCGACATCAAGGCAGTGGACTTCGTAAAGTTCCTCGCAGCATATACGGGCTCTTTCCCCCTGCAGGTAGCGAGTGACAGCGTGATAACGTTTGCATCGCTCTCCGAGGTGTTCGGCAACGTGGCTAATGCCGTGGACTGGTCAGGCAAATTGATCGCCCGCAGTGCGGAGAACACCCCGAAGGATGTGCAGTTCCATCCAAACGAGTGGGCGCAGGTAAACCGCTACGAGTGGCAGGAGGATGAGCGTAACGACCATGAGACGGGCTATTACTCGCTGTCCTTGCTGCTCGATGATGACACGCTGGAGCGTGAGCGTACCGTGATGACGTTCCCCTTCGCAGCAAGTGACGGCAGTCATGTGCCCGTCTATACCACGGACAGCAACGGCACGACAGAGGGCAGCCCGTGCAAGCCCCGTATCATGCAGATGTATGACAACGGTGGTAACGTGGCGGCACGCTTCGAGAGCGCATGGGGTGATCGGCTGATGACGGCACTGGAGCCGTTCCGCAGGTCATTGCAGCATGCGAAGATCATCACCGAGCGCATAGCACTGAGCGATATTGACGTGATGCGGTTTGACGAGCGCAGACCCGTCTATCTTGCGCAGTACGGGGCATTTTTTGCCGTACTGGAGATAAAGCAGTCGAACGAGCTGGCAGCAGATGTGACAATGTTACTGATAATTCAATAAAGGAGGATAGGATATGCCGACAACGGAGCAGCAGAAAATACTGGATATAAAGGTCAAGTACGAGGACGCTATCTATGGTATCGTCCGCTACAAGGAGAAGATCGAGGAGTTGCAGGCAGCAGAAAAGCAGCTCGACAAAGACCTGAAGGATGGCGTGATAACACGCAACGAGTACAAGTTACAGATGACCGCCACGGAGCAGGTCGTCAAGGAGTACAAGGATAATATCCGTGTGCTTAACAAGGAGATACAGAACAATATCAAGGAGAGCCGAGAGAACGAGGGCAGCCTTGTGCAGCTACGTGCGCAGCTTAGCAACCTGACGAAAGCCTACGACCAGTTGTCAAAGACCGACCGTGAGGGGCAGTTCGGCAAGGACTTGCAGGAGCGTATCTTGCAGGTCACGCAGAGCCTTAAGGAGGCGGAGGCGGGAACGGAGCGGTACTACCGTAACGTGGGTAACTACGAGAACGCCATGAAGCCCGTGCGTCAGGAACTCAAGGAGATCATACAGCAGATGGCAGAGATGAAGGTGCGTGGCGAGGACACTGGAGAGGAGTATCAGCGTTTAGCCAGACGGGCTGGAGAGCTGAAGGACGCTATGGGTGACGCTACGGCAGAGGTGCAACGGCTGGCGAGTGACACCAGCGACCTCGATACCGTCTTATCTGCCATGACCACGGCAGGCGGTGCTTTTGAGAGCGTCATCGGCTCGTTGGAGCTGATGGGCGTTGGCACGGAGGATGTCGAGGAGGCACAACGTAAGTTGCAGGCAACGATGGCAGTCGTGCAGGGACTGACCGCCATACAGAACAACCTGCAGAAGGAATCAGCCCTTATGCTCGGTGTGTCTGCCTTACAGACATGGGCACTGCAGAAAGCCGAGATCGCAGAGGCGGCAGCGAAGAACGGTGGCACGGTGGCAACGGTGGCGGCAACGGTGGCACAACGGGCGTTCAATGCCGTGGCGAAGGCTAACCCGTATGTGTTGCTGGCTACGGCACTGGTGACGGTCGTGGGTGCACTGGCACTGTTTGCCAAAGGCTCAAACGATGCAAAACTGGCGCAGGAGAACCTGCAGCGTGAGATGTCACGCACGGCAGAGCAGCTGACGAGAATCAAGAAGGAGAGTGACTTCGGTATCGCCATTGCCGAGGCGGCAGGGGCGAGCGAGCGTGCTATCCGCAGGATGCGTCTGGAGGCAGCCCGTGCGGCACTGGCACTGGCAGACCTGCAACTCGACAGGGTGATAGCGGGCGGTGGCTCAAAGGAACAGATCGAGGAGGCACGCAAGGCATCGCAGGACGCATGGGATGACGTGATGAAGGTACTCAACGACAACACCATCGCAGAGATACGGGCACGTAACGAGGCGAATAAGAAACGCACCGAGGCAATAAGCAAGGGCGGTGACGAGGCAGCACGGGCGCAGGAGCAGGCAGCAGAGAAAGAGCGTCAGGCGATACGTGCGGCAGAGGATGCGGCACTGAAACTTATTAGCAGTAACGTGGTGCGTCAGCGTGAGACGATACTGACGGAGTACCGCAGGACGGTGGAGGATCTGCGCAGGCAACTGTCGGAGAAAGGTATCACGGATGCGACACGCAGCGCAATAGTGGAGCGTATCAACACCGAGAAGGAACTGGTAAAGCGAGCCATCGAGGAACTCAATGCCGAGGTGATCGCCACGCAGCTACGCAACGAGCAGCAGCGATATGCCCTTCTGTTGGAGGCAGCGAAGGATGATGCGCTGAAAAGACGTGAGCTGATGTTGGCGCAACTGGACGTGGAGCAGCAAGCCGAGGAGCAGCGCATACAGAAGGAGGTGCAAGACGAGCAGCAGCGCAATGATATGTTGCTGGCACTGCGTCTGGCATACAACGAGAAACGGAAGACCATTGAGGCGGACTTTGAAAAGACGATACAAGATGAGCAGCGAAAGGCTATTGAGAACGACTTTACCAAGCGTATCATGGAGGCGGGCGATAACGAGCTGGAGGTTACACGCCTGCAGATGGAGCAGTCTTTGGCATTGCTCAACCAAGCGCAGCAGATGGAGGGTGAGAGTATCGAGGCGTGGAACGAGCGCAAGCTGCAACTCCAGCAGGACTACCTTACCAAGCGCAAGGCACTGGCTGAAAAGGAGGTGGAGATACAGAAGACCACGACACTCGCCATCGGCAAGGCGATAGGCGGTCTTAGTGACATCATGGAGGAGTTCGGGGACAGCAACAAGGCGGCAGCCCGTGCAGCTAAAATCCTTGCTTTGGCAGAGATAGCCATTAATACGGGTGTCGCTATTGCCGAGGGTATCAAGCAAGCACAGAAGGCAGGACCATTCCCCGCCAATGTCGCAGCCATCGCCACGACAGTGGCTACGGTAATGAGCAATATCGCCAAGGCTATCTCCACGGTCAAGAGTGCGAAGTTAGCCCGTGGTGGTGCCGTCTTCGGAGCGGGCACGTCAACGAGTGATAGCATACCTGCACAGCTGAGTAACGGGGAGAGCGTGGTGACGAGTGCGGCAACGTCAATGTTCAGCCCGATCCTCTCTGCCTTTAACCAGCTGGGTGGCGGTGCGCCCATCGTCATCGACAACCCACAGACGCAGCTGGGTGAGGATATGCTGGCGGCAGCCGTGGCACGTGGCTTCCAGCAGGCACCACGCCCGATAGTCACCGTGGAGGAGATAAGCCGTGTGCAGCAGCAGGTGGAGGTAATAGAAAATCTTAGCACATTATGACGCATTACGACTTTATCAAGATAGCGGAGAGCACGCTACGCACAGCCGTCAGGTGCGGTGTGACGGTGCAGGACGTGGAACTGCTCCATGTCTATGAGGAGTACACCCGCATGGAGCGGGAAGGACACAAAAAGACGTTCATCGTGGCGTATCTCTCCGAACTGTATCACGTGCCCGTGACTACGATCTATCGTGTGGCACGCAGGATGAGACAAGACCTTACGTTTCCATAGTTTGATAGATTACTTTATGCTAATTTCTGGAACGTCTTGCCGTGATGGCAGGGCGTTTTTTTTGTTTAGGGGTTATTTAGGGGTTTCTTTGGGGTTATTATGGGGTTATTGACGTTTTTTTTGAAACATAACGTGGTTAAACATGATGTAAAACCTAATGTAAATAACAAAGTATATATTATTAATATAATATTAATCATAAACTCTTATATACATAAAGTCTTATAAAAATAAAGAGAGAGCGTAGGAGAGAGAAAGAAAAAGATGTTACCAAAAATTGGTAACAGAGTGCATATTATTATAAACATTTCACGGAAAACGCATTTCCTTTCGTTCTGACGGGCGATTTTATACGGGGCTTATAACTTACCCACTTCCACCGAATGAAAGCAACAGAGCGAAAATAAATGGCAAATAACTAAAGAAAACGTTTATCTTTGTACCGACAAAGTTTATAAACGAATGGCAACACTAAAGATTTACAATGATATTCAATCCGAGAATCAGAAGGCGGTAGCGGCACTCTGGGGAGAGACCGAGGGCGTATGCTTCAAGGACATTGACGCTTTCTGCAACGGGTTGAGCGCAGAGGATGATGATATCGACATCCGTCTGCACTGTGACGGTGGCAGCGTGACCGAGGGATGGGCTATCTACGACCGCCTGCGTGCCACGGGCAAGCGTATCACGGCAACCGTGGAGGGTAACTGTGCGAGTATGGCAACGGTAGTGCTGATGGCAGCACCGAAGGAGCGCAGACGTGCCTACCCGTCGGCACATATCTGCGTGCATAACCCGTGGATGTGTCCGTGGGCACTGGGTGACGCAGTGACGGCTGACGACCTGCAGAAATACGCCAACGACCTGCGTGCGGAGCAGTCGAAGATGGTTGACTTGTACGTGGAGCGGTGCGGGTGTGACCGTGAGGAGATACAGTCGCTCATGGATGAGGATAAGTACATCGACACCGATCGGGCACTGGAGTTGGGTATCATCGGTGAGATAGCAGCCCCGCTGTCGGCAAAGAAGAAAGATTTTTCTGAGAGCAAGAAACATAGTATGAACGAAAAGACAAGCGAAATGGATGAGAACAAAGTAGAGGTCAAGGCGAGTGTCCTCGACCGCATCCTTGCGAAACTGGGCTTAAAGTCCCTCGATGACTTCAAGGAGGACGAGCACATGCAGGGGATGGACTTATCCACGGCTGACGGCAGTACGCTGACCGTTGACCGTGAGGAAGGATCACCCGAGGTTGGCGACACGGCACGACCAGACGGTGAGCACCTTATGCCAGATGGCACGACCATCGTGGTAGAGAGTGGAGTCATCGCTGAGGTACGCCCGAAAGAAGAAGCTCCCGAGGGTGTGGACGCAAGCGATGGACAGAAAGGGGAAGATGTCGAAACGGAACTCGATGACCGAGACGAAGAGGAGCAGCGTCTGCGGGAGCGAATAGCCGAACTCGAGAAGGAGAATGAGGAACTCAGGCAGCGTCTTAACGAGGCAGAGAGCAACGCCTACAAGAAGGATGACCTGCGCATCCTGAATGCCGTGAAGATGGCGGGCGGTGAGAAAGCACTGGCGCAGATTGCGAGCACCTACAAGCCCGAGGGCAGACAGCCGCAGGGTGGACTGGCTGTAAAGCATGACGGTAAGATGTCGGCTGAGGAGATCATCGACAAGTACGACAAGAGTAAGAAAAACAAGAAAAAGTAAGAAGGAGTAAGAAACAATGGCAAAGTATTTTCAGAACATCCCTCTGCAGCCCGAGAATCTCGAATCGCTGCGTGAGGCAGTCATTAAGAAGGTGCTCGACGATGAGGATATCCGCAATGTCGTCACCATCAAGCGAGTGAAGAATGGCGCACCGCTTGCCGTCATCGGTGAGATGGACGCAGTAGGTCATGCGGGTGCAGGCTGTAACCCGACATACGAGGAGATCGGTATCGGCAACGCCTTGCAGCGTTGGGCACTGGGTGCGTGGGAGATCGCCCTTAAGATTTGCTACGAGAATCTCGAGGACACCATCGCAGAGTATTCGCTGCGCACTGGCACCGCCATCGGTGACCTCACTGGCACCGACTTCATGGCAATCTACATGGAGTTGCTCGTCACTCAGGTAAGACGCATGATCTGGCGTTTCGCATGGTTTGGCGACAAGAATGCAAGCACCGTGTCAGACGGTGGTAGCATCACCAACGGCACTGACGTGACACTGCTCACCACCTGTGACGGTCTGTGGAAGCGTCTGTATGCCATCGCAACAGCCAGCGCATCGCAGAAGACCGCCATCAGTGCCAACACACAGACAACCTACGCAGCGCAGAAGTCCGCAATGTTGGCAGCAGGCTACGCCACCACACTGGTGGATAATATCCTGCTTGATGCTAACAGCAGGGTGAACGCCAACGGTGAGGCGACCTTGTTTATGAACAAGAAGTTCGCTGACTACCTCGCACACGACATCAAGGTGACCTACAAGGACAACATGCCGTGGGAGAAAATCTTCGATGGCTTCTACGTGGGTTACTACAATGGTGTCCGTATCGGTGCCATCGAGACATGGGACTACATGATTGATACCTATGAAAACACTGGCACCGCATGGAATAAGCCGTTCCGTGCCGTCCTCGCCAACCCGAACAACCTGCTTGTCGGTGTTGACAAGGAGAACCCAGTGGATGATCTCGATATCATCTTCGACCGTGTCAACCGCATGAACCACGTCTATGCGACTGGTAAGATGGATACCCTCATCGCACAGCCGGAACTCGTTCACATGGCATACTAACCGAGCGTGTAACCCCTGCCGTGCGTGGGGGTTACGGCTTTTTGTTAAATTAAAAAATAGAAAGGAAAAATAATATGGCACAATTATGTGAGGCTCTTATCTCTGCGGATATTGCCTTTGATTGCGATGTTATGAGTGTACGTGGCTTGGAGAGTGACGGTCTTATCATAAACCGTGAGGATATAGACTTCGCTGCATCCACCATCGACTCGACTAACGGCAACATTGTCAAGACGCTTGTTTTAAAGAGCGGCAAGAAGGCTTACGAGGTGGCGCAGCTGGGCAACACCCCGTTCACGGGATTGGTGTCTAACCTGAATGTAGGCACCTACCGCAACACATGGACGCACGATATCCCTATTGCCGTGCTGGCAAACGACCCAACGGCATGTAACAAGATTATTGACGCACTGACAAACGGTAACTTCGTCCTTATTCTGAAGAATAAGAACAAAGGAGCCAACGGTGACGGTGAGTATCAGATTTTCGGTTACCATCAGGGCTGTCGTGCCAGTGCAGGAACGAACGACAAGTACAGCGAGGATACCGAGGGCGGATGGCTCATCACCTTGCAGGAGCAGAACGCACCGAAGTCGGGCATGTTCCTCTGGAACACTGATGCGACGACCACAGCGGCACAGTATGAGTCGCTGAAGAGCGCAGCAGCATGACCTACGAGCAGTGTGTGGCTAAGTCGGAGCAGCTGAGGGCGAAGTTTGACAAGCCGTTCTCAGCCTCCGAGAAAGCCCTGATCGTGCGGATGTATGGTGACGTACTGGGAAAGACCTTTCGCCCGACAACGTGTCAGCAGTGCTACCATGACGCACTAATAGAGATATATCTTTACTTAAGGAAGAACAAAACTATGAAGAAAAAGTGTAGTTACAAGTTACGTGCAGGCTTTATCATCAGCTGTCCCACCTTCCACAGCGGGCAGATATACACCAACGACAATCTCACGGATAAGATTGCCGAGGAGTATATGGAGTTATTCCCGAGCAAAGTGGCGATGTTCGACAGAACGCAAGAAATCCCCTCTGACGGCACATCTTCCGCAGGGGGTACAACTGTAAAGGCTGCACCGAGAAAACGCAACAGAGCGAAAAAACAGGAAAAATAAGGCATGAACGTACAGAATACCAAGATACCCAAGCCGAGGTTTAATGTCGAGTACGTCAACCGTTACCACATGCAGGCGTATGGGGCGGACAACCTATACCCGCAGCACTTGCAGCGTATCACGGAGGCGAGCGGCACGGCAGAGCTGTGTCTGGGACGGTATGCGAAATTCATCGAGGGTGACGGATTCCTTGACGATAACCTGAACGGCTACAAGGTCAACCGTGACGCAGTGACGGCTGACGACCTTCTGAAAGACATCGCCAAGGATGTAGCACGTTTCGGAGGCTACGCCATACACGTCAACTACAACCTTCTTGGTGAGATCACGGAGATGCACCATGTGCCCTTCGAGTGCTGCCGTCTGGGTGAGTGTGACGATAGCGGTTACGTGTCGCATATCCTCACGCATAAGGACTGGACGGGGCAGGCTACCGTCAACGGCAAGCGGCTGGCGATAAACGAGGAAACCATTACCCGTCATCACATATACAACCCCGACCCTGACGTGGTGTTGGCGCAGATATCCGAGGCTGGAGGTATCGAGCATTACAAGGGGCAGATACTCTGGCGCAGCGTGGACGGCAAGGACACCTACCCGACACCGATATACGATGCAGCCATCACGGATATCTCCACCGATGAAGGATTGGGCAATGTCAAGTACCGCAACGTGCGTAATAACTTCCTCGTCAGCTGTATGCTCATCACGAAGAAGGGTGTCCCGAGGATTGACGAGGACGGGCGTGAGATAGAGCAGCACATGATAGATACCGATGACATCAGGGAGTTTCAGGGCGATGAGAACACGGGCAAGATCATGCTCGTTGAGCTGGAGAACGAGGAGGACGAGCCGAAGGTGGTGTCGTTCCCTACCCGTAACTACGACAAGGAGTATGAGGTGACGGATGCGAACACCGTGGAGCGTATCTATGCTCAGTTCCACCAAGAGCTGTTCTACGCCATACGTATCGGCAAGCTGGGTTTCTCGGGCTCGGTGATGCGTGACGCATACGAGTACTATGCGGGTGAGGTGACGAACGAACAGCGATTCATCAGCCGTGGTATCTCGGAGTTGCTGAGCCACTGGCATGACGTGACGATGAGAGGCAGAAGCACACAGATACAACCATTAAGATACATAATGACGGAGGGCAGCGTATGAGTTGTTTTTGCACTGGTGACAGAAAGCACCTACTTACTCCCGTACAGTTTGCGGAGTTAGCACGCCCCACAAGCATACACTTAGAGGATGACGAGGTTAATCGTTTTATCGAGGAGTGCGAGGATTTGTACATCATTCCGACCGTGGGGTATGATGTCTTTTCTGCTGCTATCGACTACGTGGATGATAACACGTTAGACGGCAAGTTCGATGAGACCTTCGATCCAGTGCTCTACCTTAACGGTGGGGCTTTTAATTATAACCATTGCGGGTGTGACGGTGCGAGTGAGTGGTGTGCAGGGTTGCGTAAGGCGTTGGCATATTACGTCTATGCGAAGATGGGGCGTGCGGACGGTAGTATCATCGCCCGTGACGGACTGATGCGTCATAACGACCAGTATGCGCAGCACGTAGAGCCGAACCTGAAACAATACAACGACGTGATGGAGGTTGCCGAGCAATACCTTGCATCGTGTCAGCGTTACGCCAAGATGCACCGTTGCGGTGTGCGGATGGTAAGACAATCAAGAGCAACAATTAAAGCGATAGGACGTTAAATAAATGGCTGAAATAACGATAAAATCGGTTGAGGGCAACCCCCTAAATATCAATGTAGTGATGACTGCCGTGGTGCATTCCATGCTCAATGGTGAGATAATCACGGAAACGGTGGATTTCTACCCTGACACATCGAAACCCGTGCGGGCATATCTCGACAGCGTGACGGCACGTAAGCAGTATTGCCCGACAACGTCTGTTGACGGTAATATCGTGTACCTGTCTTGCGACAACGCAACGGCAGGGGTGTACACGCTGACGATAACCTGCACCGATACCAACGGTAAGGCACGCAGATATAAGAGTGATGCGTGTATAGAGGTGTACGACCTTACGAGTGCTGCCGAGATTGCGGGCTCGTTTGATGAGCAGACCTACGAGATGAACGGTGTCTTTTACACCTTTGGCGGTGGTGGAACGGTGCAGAGCGACTGGGACGAGAGCAACCCAGAAAGCCCCGCATATATCCTCAATAAACCAGACCTCAACGACTATGCCACGGACGAGGAATTGCAAGCCGTTGAGGAACAGATACCCAATGTCCCTGAATGGGCTATGCAGCCACAGAAACCGTCCTACACGCCTCAAGACATCGGAGCAGCATCCGCCTCACAGCTGACAGCCGAACAGACTGCACGACAGCAGGCTGATACCACGCTGCAGAACAATATCAATGCCGAAAAGACAGCAAGGGAGAACGCTGACACGACATTGCAGGGGAATATCACAGCTGAACAACAAAGGGCACAGGCAGCAGAGCAGCAGAACGCCAGTGATATTGATGCGATAGAGGCAAAGATACCCAGTGCGGCAAGTGCAACCAACCAACTCGCAGACAAGGCATTTGTCAACAGCTCGATCAATTCTAACACAGCTACGTTCAAAGGCACTTTCAATAGTCTTTCGGAACTGCAAGCGGTGACGGGAGCAACGAACAACGACTACGGCTTTGTCATCGAGTATGATGAGCAGGGTAACGAGTATTACGACCGTTACAAGTATAACGGCAGCGCATGGGTGTTTGAATATAAGATAGAGAGTACCCCGTTCACGGCTGCACAGTGGGCAGCTATCCAATCGGGTATCACATCGGGCGATGTTCAGAAACTGGCTGCATTGCCGACAAAGACGCAACTGGATGCCATGCTCGCAGCAAAGCAGGATACCATCAACGACCTTGCATCCATCCGTAGCGGTGCAAGTGCTGGAGCGACCGCATACCAAAAGCCATCATCAGGAATACCCAAGAGCGACCTGTCAACGGGTGTGCAGTCCTCACTGAATAAGGCTGACACCGCCTTGCAGTCATACAACGAGACAGACCCAGTGTTCAGCGCATCCCCCGCAGCAGGTATCACGTCAAACGATATCACGGAGTGGGACGGTAAAGCAGAGCCTACACCAGTGGTTAATCATGGCACAAGCGACACCACCTTTGCTTTGACACCTAACGTGCTGCATATTTGGGGCGATGTAACGTCATTAACTCTCACTTTGGCAACGCCTGCGGATGCAACCATCGTCAATGAGTATATGTTCCAGTTCACAAGCGGCAGCACGGCAACGACATTGAGTCTGCCATCAACCGTAACATGGGTTGCAGCACCATCCATTAACGCAGGGGCTACATATCAAGTATCTATTGTTAATAACCTCGGTGTAATAGCCGAATTTAGCGAGACGGCATGAGTATAAGACGAAGATTAATGATGAATGGAGAAAAACGACCTCTCTATGATGCCGAGATAGAGTATCTCGCAAGTGAGCAGGATGCATGGATTAACACGGGGTTGAATGGTAACAACAATAATCTTTCCCTTGATTGCGAGATAATGGTTGAGCCTACATCTTATTCGTGTTATCCTTTTGGTAATTTTCAAACTGCCTCACGCAAGATGTGGGGAATGGTTGCTACTTCGGATACAAAAGCAACTATCCGAATTAATGCATCGGCATCAATTATAACAAACAACCAATTTGATTTTAGTGTTGGCGTGAAACATCATATAGTGGCTAATAGGACAACCACAACCATTGATGGAGCATCATACACTAATGGAACGGCAAATGCGAGTACAAACCAATACCCTACGATAGCCCTATTCAAAGGTAATACAAGAACCGCAATGAACGCAGGAAAAGTGACAATATATTATTTTAAGATATATAACGGTGAAACACTTGAGAGGGATTTTATCCCCGTCAGAAAGGGCAGCGTGGGCTATATGTACGATAGAGTGAGTGGTGAACTCTTCGGAAATGCAGGTACGGGAAATTTCATCCTCGGTGCTGACATTTTATGGGGGGGTAAATACTTAAATATCAATTACTTGCGGTTGTTCTCCGCAGAAAGGAGGGCAGCATGAGCGAGTTTAGAAGGAGATTGATGATGCAAGGAAAGGCAGATATATATGATGCAATGGGCTACATCAAGGCAGGGAAAATCCTGCATCTTGACGGACTAACGAAAGGAAATACAGTCAATGCGTGGACTGACCTTGCGCAAGGACTTGTTTTCAACGTTTATGGAGCAGTAACCGAGTTGATTAATGGGTATTCACTGCCGGGAACTGCATCGGCATATCTTTGTGCAACGGCTACCTCAAACATAATCCCAAACAATCAAAATGCAACCGTTGAGGTTTGTATCAAACCTACCGCAATTCAACAAGGTTTTGTTTTTGCAAAATCCACAACGGCATATTCACCGATGTTTTTGATATACTCATCTGGTTTTATACGTGGTTTTAATGCCTCTTCGGGTACTGGTAGAACGTGGAGCGGAGGACTGCAAGCAAACCAATATTATACGGCAAGCATTGAATATGACAAAGCATTTGTAAATGGTCAAGAAATATCACTTGCAAGTTCAAGCGCAGGTGCATGGCAAATGGACTCTCAACAAAACTTTGCTCGTATAGGTTCAAGGCGTAGGGGTAGCGGTATTGGTGACGGTCAAGATATGTATAAAGGTAATGTTTACGCTATAAGGATTTACAACCGCAAACTATCGGCAGCAGAAATGCTGCACAATCAGCAAGTAGATAATGAAAGATTTAATCTCGGTTTAGATATATGAAACAATATTACAAAATCATTGACGGTAAAGAGGTTTTTTACAAAGATCCATTGATAGTTGACGGGATGCAGATATACAACCCGAGTGAAGAACTACTGCTTACGGCAGGATGGATGGAATATATACCACCTGAGCCAGAGCCAGTGGATTACACTAAGTATGAGCCATACACCGAGGATGTTGTGGCTAAGATTAAGACACTACTTCAAGCGCAAGTTGCACAACAAAGCGATGAAGAGGCACTTGACAACATCGAGCTGTTCCCCACATGGCAAAGCAAAATTGGCACACAAGTCAATCAAGGCGAAAGACTATACTTCGACGACAAGTTGTACAAGGTGTTGCAGGCGCATACACCACAGGAGGATTGGAGACCTGACACCACGGCAAGTCTATATGTCCAAGTGGTTGCAGATGATGCAGGGGCTATCGACAACCCCATACCCTTTGAGGTTAACATGGAACTTGTAGAGGGGAAATATTACACCGAGGATGGTGTTAAGTACCTTTGCGTGAGGGCACTTGCACAAAGTGTATGGCATCTTGCTGAACTTGTTGGTAATTACGTTAAGGTCGTTAACTAAAAACAGAATATTATGAGCAGGATTTATCAGATTATCAAGGCGTTTTTGGCGAGTGCTGACATGTATCATGTGTGGCTCTCGTTTATCCTGACCATCGTCTTTGCCTGCATGTTCAGACTGATGGACACGGCAGACAAATGGCAGATAATTCTCGTGTCAGGTTTGCTTGCTTTTTTCGTTGGTGTCTTTGTGGAGAGTTTCGATGGCTATTTCGGGACTCGGCAATACGACAAGACGGGCGTAAAAGGTAATGAGTTCAACCCGCAAGACCTGCTGCGTGACGGTATCGGTTGCGTGGCTGGTATTGTGGCAATAGCGATAATGATATTATAGGAGGGTTACAGAGTGGCTAATCTGTCCGAGTTCATGGCACGTGCGCAGGTCATCCGTGACGCTACGCAGGAGGGTGAGAATACCGCAGACCGTGTCGGTGGTGCTTTCGTCAATGCCGGTGACGTCTTCACGTCCTTGCTCGCTGTCAAGTCGAGCAACGGGCGCATGATGACGTACAAGGATGATGCGATCGTGGCAGAGGGTAACAAGATAACGTTCTCCACCGACTGGGATATGTACCACGGTACGGGATTCTATGCCGCAGGCGGCAATGTTGTCGTACCGCAGACGGTCACTGTTGGTGCCTCCAGTGGAGTGGTATATCTCGACCTTACGGACAATACATTCAGATGGACTACGGCTGTTGGGCTGTTAGGCGAGAAGGCGGTCATCGTTGCCCGCACGAAGGATGATGCAGTCGTGGAGGTGTTCGCCAACCGTTACATGCTCAACGGCAAGGTCAACGGTGGCGGTATCGGTGGCACGGACATGCAGACGGTATGGGCGGAGATGGCTGCCGATGGAGCGCAGCAGATAAACGTGAGCCACCTGCGCAATGCGCTTGTCGGTCTTACGTGGTGGGGTGCCATGATGCAGGGCAATGCCGTGACGGGCAGCCTCTCCGATGTCGTCAATATTACGATGTCGGGCAGGCTCACGATAGGCGGTTTCGTCATCGAGTACGACAGCGACAACAACGCTCTAAAGTTCGGTGGCAGTATCTATGCCACGGGCGGTGTCACGGCACTGGGCTATCAGTCGGACGGAGGCGGTGGTGATGTGTCGCTCAATGAGCCGTTATCATCCATCAACAATGCACAGTTAGGAGCACCCACCACGGCAGGTGTCGCCCTTGTATGGGACGGCACGGCATGGAGTTACGGGCAGGTGAGCGGTGGCACGGGCACTGTCACCCGTGTGGCTATGAGCACCCCTACGGGCTTGCAGGTCAACCTCGCCAATAACGCCACGATCACGACACAAGGAACGTTTAACCTTACCTTCTCCGATGGCTACTCTATCCCGTTGACGGCTGATGTGGCGAAGGGCGTCAGTGCTTACGGGTGGGGCAACCATGCCAGTGCGGGATATGCCACGCAGCAATGGGTGTTGGATCAGGGCTACTCTACGGGCAGCGGCTCCGTTACGAGCGTGGCGATGAGCGTGCCTACGGGATTCTCCATCAGCGGCTCGCCTATCACCTCATCAGGCACTCTGTCGCTGAGGTTTGCAAGCGGTTACTCCCTGCCAACGACAACAAAACAAAGTCAATGGGATACCGCCTACGGGTGGGGTGACCATGCGCAAGCAGGATATATCACGCAGAACGCAGCCGATGGACGTTACGTGACGTTAGCAACCGACCAGACAATCACTGGTCAGAAATTATTCAGCAACTATACCTTTTTCCGAAAAAATATCGTCATGGATGCGGGGGGAGCGCAACATATACAATTTGATGCAGGAACGGATAAGGTGGGGTTTTACGGACAAGGTGCTGACGGCAGTCTGTATGTATATTCCGATGATGCTATTAATTGGTACACGGATATTAATGGTCATATCGGTTTGGCGGTATGGGGTAACGGCAATGTCGGTGTCGGTGCTTTTGATCCTGCTTATAATCTCGATGTAACGGGCGTTATACGTGCGACTGATAGCATTATCGTGGGTGGTGGTAAAATTGCATGGGACAGCGACAATAATGCGCTCTACGTGCAAAAGGCGGACGGCAGCGTGTGTCATTTCTACTCCCTCGGAGGTGTGTCTGCGTTGGGTGTCGGGACGGGCAGCGGTGCCAGCATAAATACCCTGAAGGTTACAACGCTAAACGCAACGAATGTCAATGCGACAAGCGAGATAGTTACTGCCAATATCAAGCCTACGGGGGCGGGTATTATTGATCTGTGGACATCCGATAATAGCTATTACTGGGAGTTCAACTATCAAGACACTTTTGACGGAGCGACATATTATGCTCTGGATTGTTACAATGTCGGTCTTTATGGAGAGAACAGCAATGCAGACAATACATGGCGTATCACCCCCGAAGGTTTTGCAGAGTTTAGTACCGTCAAATGTGGCGGAGCGCAGTTATTGAGCAATTACGTATATATCAACGCCCTTGTACGATTACGTGCCAACGGTGCTACGGTGTACCTCGAGACACGCACATCGACATCCGCATCATGGGTGGTTAAAGAAACATGGAGTTAAATATATGAGTATCGTTTTATCAATCATCGCAATCGTTGTCGCAATAGCGGCACTTGTTATCGCACTAAAGAAAAAGCCCCGTGAGGTTATCAAGGAGCAGGTAATACGTGTTGACCGTGCGCCCGTGGAACACCCGTTCACGTATGACAAGGAGCGCACCACGTACACGCTGAATGGTAGTTTAGAGGTTACGGGCGGTTTGGCTGCCCACGCAAGAAAGGATGGTTGACGATGGCATACAATAACGGATTGATCTACGTTGATAATAACGTGACACCCCCTAACGGTGTCAGCGTGCATGATGTGCAGCAAGCCCTCGGAGTGAGTGCGCAGGACGTTGGCTCTCTGTGTCGTTCCATTGTCATTAATAAATGGGCAAAGTACAAGCCCGTAAAGGTGGCAAACGTGGTGATACCGATTACTGATGCACAACGCAAGGCAGCGAACTACGGTTTTTCCGTTGGCTCTGTCACGGGTACACCTGACACAATCGCCAAGATGTCCGCAGCGAGTAGCGCATGGACGTATGACCGCCCGTCAAGCGGTTATCCGTACAGACTTACTGATTACAACCAATATTACAAGTTCGCCAAATGCCCCATGCAGCTGTCGCAGTCTTTCGATATATTACCGCAGCAGGGTTTACCGCAAGCCGCAGCGATAGCGATGGACGGGGATATCGTGGGTCTTGATACCCAATATAACGTGTGCGTTGGTGATATTTTCGACCTCACCCGTTACGGGAGTTATCGTTTGACTTTGGCGGTGGTAGATAACACCGTCAGCCCTTCCCGTGTGCTTTGTTATTATTGCAGCCCATACACGCTCAACGATCCTAATGCGATTGCAGGTGAGGAAAAGATAGTCACCGTCAGGAGTATGCCTTCTGCAGCAAGCCCGACACTTAACCGTACATATACAGCGGTGCTGATGATGAGCGACTACACACCCCAGACGGAAAATGAATGCAAGGACGGCATACTGCCCAGTGCCATGACGGGTGTCACTGCCGTGTCGCTCAATCTCGACAACGGCAATGATAGATTTACGTTTACCTATCAGCAGGGAGGTATCGATCCCTCACATGGTTGGGCGTGGGTTATCCACGAATTACTCATCGACTCGCAGGGAGTTATCACGTATGAGGGATATCCGCAGAATGTGGAGGTTTACACGTTGGGCATTTTGTGGCTCTATCTGACAAGCCCATCGGATGCTGCATCCACGTTGCAGAGTATGCAGGTGAAAGTGACCGCAAGCGTTAGCGGTAGTCATTACATGTGGACGGGCAGCAGCCCAGATGATGTATCCTCGTGGCAACTGCGGTCAAGTGGTGTCTATGATGTAACCGATTGGATTAACGTTTCCGAGTTTTTCCCGACTGCGGGAGGAACTACGGAGATTGATTTAGCCGCCCGTGCAAAGTATCATTTGACGGGTTACGGCACTGACTATCCGTTTTTGCTCGTAGATACTGAATACCCGACCGATATATCCGTACAGATATCCTATCGTATTGGTGCGAGTGGTGCAGGAACGCAAGCCGTGGGAGATGGCGGAACAATAGACAATCAAGGCGATTATATACACGTATTAAATAACAATTAATTATGAAAGTAGATTTTTCCAAGGTTATCATTAAGAGCGTGGACGGCAAGGACTTCCCACGCAACGAGGTTGACAATGCACGTAAGACCATCTGTAACAAGGTCTATTCCAACGCACGTGACATCCCACTGATGGAGTTGGCGCAGAAGCTATGGCACGCTGATGGTGTCGTGGAGATGACCGATGGCGAGGTGGAGATGTGGCGAAAGGAACTGAACGATGTGCCTGCGTTCATCCGTAAGGGATTCCTCGCAGTGATGGAGGGCAAGAAATGACAGAGGTTAAGTTCATTGTCTATCTGTTAGGCGGTGCGTTGGGGTGGTTGGTTGACACCTATGCGCCTACGTTCCCGTTGATCATCGTCACGGTGCTGTTCATCCTCTATGATGCGTGGACGGCTTATAAGCTGGATAAGAGGGTGCATATCATGTACCCTGACAAGACGCAGCGACATGAGGCAAAATTCCGTTCTTTCGCCTTCGGCAAGGTCGTGCGCAAGACGATACCCGAAAGGCTGATCCTTATACTTCTTGCGTTCCTCGCTGAAAAATACGTCTTTATCCATGTGTCTCTGCCTTTGTCGTATATCGCCACGGGTGTTATCCTGATGGAGCAGGCTTTGAGCGCACTGGAGAACAATGCGTCATGCCCGCTTAATGAAGATGACAGTAAGCTATGGGTATTCCTTCGCAGGCTGTTGGTTGACAAGACGGAGCGGCACTTCGATATCGATCTGGGCGAGTATGGGCAGTTGAGCGATGAGGAGGTGCAGCGCATGAAGAAACGTATCCACGATTACGAACAACAGAAAGGAAAGAAGTTATGAAGTATTTCACCATGTCAGAACTTACGAGCAGTCCCACGGCAAGGCGCAAGGGTATCGACAATACCCCGAACGGTGTGCAGCGTGCGGCACTGACTGCTCTCGTTACTAATATCCTCGACCCGTTACGGGAGGCATACGGCAAGCCTATTGTCGTGACGAGCGGTTTCCGTTGCCCCCGTCTTAACCGTGCCGTGGGCGGTGTGGCTAAGTCGCAGCACATGAAGGGCGAGGCGGCGGATATACGCACGCTGTCCGACAGACCGAGCGACAATAAGAAACTCTTTGACCTTATCATCAAATTGGGGTTACCTTTCGACCAGTGTATTGACGAGTACGGCTACAACTGGATACACGTCAGCTACACCAGTCAAGGCAACCGCAGACAGGTATTACACATCGGATGAGGTGGTTTGTTATCATACTGGCTCTGCTGCTGTCGGGATGCGCAACGAAAAAGAGTTATTCCGACCGAATTTTGCGTGACAGCGTTTATCTTACACGGGATAGCGTAGTTATAAGGTACGTCCGAGATAGCGTGTCAGAGCGCAAGGAAACGGGCATAGAGCGAAAGGGCGATACCGTATATGTCAGGACGGAGCGGATAATAGAGCGATGGCGGTTCCAGACGGACACGGTGACCGTGGATCGTGCGCAGGCGGTGAGCCATGAGGATAAGGCACGAAAGGAAACCGTCACGGAAAAGCCATCATCCGTCAGGCATACGGTAACGTACTTTATAATAGTATTCACTTTACTTTCTATAACAATTTTTCTTCTACGTTTTTTTCATAGGTTTTAGTAGATTAGTAGTTAAGTTTTTTGCGAGGCGGTTGTCCGAGAGGATAGCCGCTTTTTTGTCCTTTTTCCCGCTTTTTCTATCCCAAATATTTAAAAAAGTTTAAAATATTACACATTTTCCGTGTAATATTTGGTACATACAAATAAACTTTGTATATTTGCAACGTGAAAACAATAATAAAGTATTATTAATTAGAACTGGCGGCAACAGCAATTCGGCATTAAGACAATGAAAACAACAGCAGAGAAAAAGAATGTTTACCAGATGGTCACCGACCGAGTATTGGAGCAGATGAGCAAGGGTATCATCCCGTGGCAGAAGCCGTGGCACGGTGGATCGCAGTTCTGCGCCATCAACTACGTAACACGCAAGGAGTATTCCTTCCTGAATCAGATATTGCTCGGCAAGAGTGGTGAGTGGCTCACATGGAAACAGATTAAGGACTGCGGTGGAAAGCTAAACAAAGGAGCGAAGGCAGGCACGGTGGTGTTCTACTCCCCGTATAAGGTGACCGAGGAGAAAGTTAAGGACAACGGGACGGTGGAGAAGGTAGATCGTCTCATCCCGATATTGAAATGGTATCACGTCTTCCATATTGACGACTGCACGGGTATTGAGAGCAAGTTGGGCAGCACGCAAGAAGATATCAAGACCTTGCAGCCAGTGGAGGCAGCCGAGGCGATAGTAAACTGGTATGTCAACAGCGAGGATGCACCGAAGTTCCACAACGACAACCCGAGCGGTCAGGCTTACTACGTACCGTCAACCGACACCGTGGTAGTGCCGATGATTAACCAGTACGATATCGTGGAGGAATACTACTCGACAACGTTCCACGAACTGACGCACAGCACGATGAAGAAATCCCGCTGCAACCGTGTCAGCGAAAACTCGTTGGCAGCCTTCGGGAGCGAGAATTACAGCCGTGAAGAACTGGTGGCAGAGATGGGTGCCGCAATGCTCTGCACGATGGCGGGACTGGATAGCGATAAGGCATTCAACAACAGCGTGGCATACCTTCAGGGATGGGCGAAGAAGTTCCACGATGATAACAAGATGATCGTGTGGGCTGCGAGCCGTGCCGAGAAGGCAGCACGTTACATAATGGGTGAGCGCAACTAAGATAATAACCACGGCAGGGGTCGCCCCCTGCCACTAATACAGAACGGTCATGTATAAGTTATATCAGAGGTTGCAGGACGGTAGTTACCGTTATTTCAGGGACACCCGCAGGAAGGCAGATGCGGAGAAGATTGCTTATCTTTGGGTCAGGTTCATGCGGTCGGAGCATGTGCGAGTGTATTACAACGGAAAGAAGGTCGAGGAGTTCATATGGCTACGCAGTGATACCGGCATGTGCATCAGGGTTATGAATATCACACACGGGAATTTCAAGAGTTGTTTAATTTAAAAAGCATAAAGTTATGATAAGACACAGATTTATCTTAGGCATGCGCAACAAGTTAGCCAGTCTGGCAGCGGATTGCGATTCATGCGCAGCGATTGATGGCAGCAGGTTGACACGTGAGGAGCGCAAGGATCTGCAGGAATTGATAAGAAACGCTTACAAGTATATTGATAAAAAATTAGGTTATGATTGACAAGGAGAAAGAACGCAGGCGCATTGGGCAGCGTATCGCTGACCTGCGCAAAGAACGGAGGATGACGCAGCAGATGGTCGCAGATGCGGCAGGGTTACAGCGTTGCCACGTTGCGAGGATTGAGATGGGGCGTTACAGTGTCGGTCTTGACACGCTGGCAGCCATCGGGGACACGATGGGCATGGAACTGGACTACGTGCCGAAGGAGTAGCACGCAGGGAGCATGAAAGAGAGAGGGGTGTACATGGTGCATCCCTCTTTTTTATATCTGCCCGTTCAGGTTATCGAATATCATCCGCATAGCATTGTCTGCGTGCCTGCGCATGATCTTCAGGTAGTTGAATATCGGGCGGTTGCTCTTTACCGACTGCCCGATGCAGTATTCCAGCACCTCAAGACTGATACCCAAGTCGAAACCATGCTGCACGAAAGACTTGCGGGCGGAGTAGTAGCATATCATCCTGCCGATGTCGAGGTCGAGCGTGGCTGCGATCTCTTTGAGTGCGTTATTGACATAGCAGACAAAGTTCTTGTATGCGAATTTATACCCGAAATCGAGTTTTCCATTGCGTGTGCGGTAGCGGTCGATGATTGCCTGCGCCTCTGGCTGGATAGTGAACGATATGCGCTTGTCGCTCTGTTTGGTGTTGCGGGATTTGTGTCGCACATACTCCAGTATCTTGATGTTACGGAAATCTACAGCGAGCAGGTCAACCATGTTTATCCCTCCGAGATAGTAGGAGAGCAGGAAGATATCCCGTGCTACGATGTGTTTCTTTAGGGTTGGCGCATAGTCCCGTATCTTGCGCATATCCTCGACACTGATATCTATCTCCCTTTCCTCGTCCGCAGGTCTTTTCCAGTACGTGAACGGGTGTACGTCATAGCGCACCAGTTGCGCACGGATGGCACGGTTTATGATCGTGCGGCACATGGATAGGTGCATCGAGATTGTCGTCTGCGACATCCCTTGTCTGCGCATCCATCGCTCATAGTCGGTGACCGTCTGCGTGGATAACTGGGAGAGGAATATATCCCCTCCCGTGTATTCCTTGAAACGCTTAAGGTTAAACATGAGCATGTCGGCATAGCTGTCCCGTCCGTCCTGACGCAGCTCATAAACGTACTGCTCCGTAACGCCCGTGAACGTCTCAGCCGATGACGTGCCGTTGCTGCGCATGTCCTTAAGCAGCCCCCGCAGTTCCTTTGCGGTGTACTGGTCGGGGTCGCTGACCCGTTCAAGACGCTGTTCGTAGTCGTTCAGCAGGTGACGGAGTTTCACGTTCACGGCATGTGCATCGGGTGTCCCCACGACAACACCATGCGAGAATTGACTGGGTGAGTTGACGGAAAAACGTGTCGTGATGTAGTGTGTCTCCGACTTATGACCGATGGCGATGCGTATCTTGTATGATCCGTCTTTCGCCCGCTTACCTTTCAAGAGTGCAAGTTTGATAGTAACCATGATTTTTAAAACGAATCTTTTTTCTTCGCTCAGCCGTCCAAAAGTGGTCGGATGGGTAGTTATTCAAGAGAAACGGGAAACCGCAGCAGAACGCACGTAAGCGGCATTTTAGCAGGGTTTCCCGTAGTGATTCCGTTGGGGTTCGAACCCAAGACCTACTGCTTAGAAGATAAACCGTGAAAACAGACCTAACCGACTGACTATTACCTGATGACGTTTGCAATGATTTTGTTATTTTCTTCGTTTTTTCGCTGTAACGCTTTATTTTTGCCGTTACGTACACTTTATTAGGCGCACCCGTAAAAACTCAGCAGAGCGAAAATAAATGGCGTTTCCGCTTATATTTGGTCACGCCTTAATATTCCAACGACTTTATATAAGTATATTATATTATCAAGAGGGAGGGTACGATCAGGATATAATCTCTCCCCGTCAGGTTTGAGCGCAGCATTATAGGAGCAGAGCCGTATATATTCATCCCCTCTTGTTGACGGGTACAGTAATTTAAGTAACCGCTCCGATGTCGTTATAATTACATACGCACTGCCATAGTTGATATCCTGCTTATCCATGACCCTGCGGACAAAGACTATATCACTGGGATAATATAACGGGTACATACTATCCCCGAATACCGTTACACCGATGCAGCCTTTCAGGTTAGGTATCTGTACATATTCCGTTACGGATTCCTTACCTTCATCGAGCGGCATGCCATAACCTGCGCTTATCTGTATCTGGTACACTGGCAGCCGATATTCATTTATAGCCGTTGGCACCTCGAATAAAGGTTGACCTAATACTTGATTAAGTTCCAACAGATAAGACTGACGGAACTCTTTCGCTAACAATCGGGAGTTAAGCCCCTGCGGGCTGATCCCTAACTCTTTTGCAAGCCATGCAAAGTTGATGCGATTTTCTTGCAATACTTTTCTCACTTCACTTCCTGTCATACTTACTAAAAATTAAATTAAACCATATTATATTGTAAAAAAATGTAAAATCCTTTAAATTAATAAGGAAAAGTCTTGTAGAATATAAAGAATGTTTGTATATTTGCAAACGAAAGCCGTACAAATATACAAATAATATTTTAAGGCGCAAAGAATTTAGGTAAATTTTTAAAAACGTGCGGCACACGGGAACAACGGCAGAAGGATATGAATTACTCGACAACTTACATCAATGCAAACTACCGCATAAAGGTGTTTGGCATGAACGCAGAAGGAAAGAAGATCAATACACTGGTAGGCGTGAGCGGATTACTTAACCTGATAGGCACTGAGTTGGCTAACAAGCTGATGGATCGCAGGGAGAGGTGCATGGATGACGCCTGCGTATGTAAGTTGCGCAGAGGGTTGAAGGTGACTTTTTATGTTAAATAAAATATCAAAATTATGGAAGGAAAAGAAGAGATGGCAAACGAACTGGAGCAGTTACGAGCCGAGAATGAGAGCCTGAAAAAGCAGCTCGAGGAAAAAGAGGAAATGCGGAAGTACTGGTATGATGAGTGGTACAAGCAGGTAGAGAAACATAAGGAGCAGGTGGAAGTACTGCAATATATCTTAACAACAATGAAGGAGAAATAACGATGGCAGAGAAGAAACCGATAGCACCGACCCTGCGACAGATGCAGGTAGGCGATGAGTGTGTTTTCCCAGTGGAGCGTCTGTTGACGGTACGTGTGACGGTTGGTCGTATGCACCAACAGTTCAAACGCAGGGGTACACGCTACACGATAGCGACAAGAGGATTGAATGTTTATGTAACAAGGATTGCGTGATGACTGATGCGGAGCGACTGATAATGATCATGCGGACGATGAACGACAAGACGTTTGGTCTGCGTTTCTCCGAGAAGATAGTCGGTGGGCGTGCAAGGCTCGAACGGCTGATCGTGGAGGGTCGCATCCGTGCAGACAAAGGAAACAAGGGAGCGCAGAACGGCAAATGGCTCTGCAATGCTTGGGACGTATTGTATAACGCTAAAAGAAAGGATTGATTATGAAGGCAAGTGATTACATAATGGCGGCAGCGATAATGACGTGCGGTTGTGTGCTGTGCATACTGGCTGCACTGATCGGATGATATACTTTATGATATACAAGCCCGTGAGGGTGACGTGATTTTTTCTTTTACCCATATTTAGGTTAGTTAGTTTATTGTTTGTTTTGTTAAACGCCCGTGAGGGTAACGTTTTATGAACATTATTGTACAATTTAGCCCACAGCGGTGGGATAGCCCGTGAGGGTATTGTGTCATAATAATTTTATTTTTGTAGTATTTATCAGCCCACAGCGGTGGGCATTACGGGGCGGATATGCGGCTCGCTTGGATGCGGCTTATTATTGTTGAATACGTTTACGATTTGGGAAAGGGTTCGAATCCCGTCCGCTCCACGCATTATTAGCAAACATAGTATTAACAATTAATTTACAAATTATGGAAGAAAAAAGTATTTTCGCCACGCTTAACGCTATTAACGTTAACGGGCATGTTGAGACAAAGGACACGGGGCGTGTAAAGCTGTCCTACCTGAGTTGGGCATGGGCATGGGCAGAGGTAAAAAAGAACTACCCCAGTGCCACGTACACGATTTACGAGAATGCCAACGGGTATAACTACCACACTGACGGTCGCACCTGCTGGGTAAAGACGGGTGTCACGATCAACGGACTGGAGCATATCGAGTACCTGCCAGTGATGGATAACCGTAACAGCTCGATACCTCTGGAGAAGGTTACATCGTTTGACGTAAACAAGGCGATACAGCGCAGCCTGACGAAGGCAGCAGCCCGTCACGGATTGGGACTGTATATCTATGCGGGTGAAGACCTGCCCGAAGATGAAAAGCAGGAGCAAAAGGCAAAGCGTGAGCAGCAGGAGAGTGAGCAACTGACGAAAGCACTGACGGAGGTGCAGGCGGCAAAGACACGGGACGAGCTGACGGTCGTGTGGAACAGATACCCGACACTGAAACCCAATGCGGACTTTATCAATGCGGTAACTAACAGAGGGAAGGAGGTTGCAGCATGATACGACTGAACAATAGTGATGTACGGTTTGATAAGACCGCACACACATACGAACTCTACGGACACCATCTGCAGGGCGTCACCCCGATAGTGGACTGGATGTTTCCGAGTACCTATACGGCTGTCCATGACTGGGTGTTGGAACGTGCTGCGAAATATGGAACGAAGATACATGATGCATGCGAGATGTTTGACACGCTGAATATCAAGGATGATCATCAGTCGGTGAGAGACTATGAGCGGTTGTGCATGGATAACTGTCTGCAGCATGTGGCGAGCGAGTACCTTGTGGATGACGGGCAGAATATTGCATCGAGCATTGATAAGGTTTACACCGACATGCGTAACGGTGAGATCGTACTGGGTGACATCAAGACAACGAGCACGCTGCATACGGAGCGGGTGCGTCTGCAACTGAGTATCTACGCATGGTTGTTTGAGCGACAGAATCCCGACTTGAAGGCGAACAGGCTGTGCGCTATCTGGTTGCCGAATCCTGAAAGGAACTACGGTACACCCTGCATCCAGTATGTTGACCGCATACCTACGGAGCAGGTGCAGGAAATAGTAGCCGCATACCTTGCGGGCGAGGATAACAGCCGTTTTGTTTCGCTGTTTAACCTGCCAAAACTCGCTGACGGTGCGTTGCCTGCACAACTGGCAGATGCAGAGCGTGCAATCGTGGAGATCGAGACGAGGATGAAGGAGATGAAGAAACATTCGGACGACCTGAAGGCGGGGCTCCTGAAGCTGATGCAGGAGAATGATGTGAAGAAATGGCAAGGTGAGCATTTGACGCTGACACGCAAGGCGGGCGGTGTACGCAGCACGCTTGACAGCGCAAAGGTAAAGACGGAGTACCCCGATATCTATGCGGAGTGCTGCAAGGAGAGTAGTTATTCGGAGAGTTTACTGGTAAAAATCGCATAATATGATACAGATAGTATGTAACGGCAATTTAGGCGCAGATGCCGAGCGCAAGGAGATCAACGGAAAGATGTACATCACCTTCCGTATGGGAGTGAGGACACGAAAGGATACCCAGTGGGTGAGCGTGCTGTACCGGGACAGTGAGAAGCTGATGGAGTACCTGAAGAAAGGACAGTCGGTAATCATCAGCGGAGAGCCATCTTTCAACACCTACATAAACAAAGATGGTAAAATCAATATTGATGTGTCCGTATTCGCTAATACGTTGGATTTGGCGGGCTCTAAGGGCGATACTTTAACAACTACCCATACGGAAGAAAATAACGCGACACAAGCGAAATCTGTGCAGAATAACTTGTTTAATAATCAACCTGAAAAGGACGATTTACCATTCTGATATGCGGCAGGTAATAGTGACTAAGGAGAACGGGAGGCTGGCAGGTGTGGCAGACATTGAAGGTCTGTTCGCCTTGCTGCCGAACGGCACCTATGATGTGGTCGTTAAGCGTCATCGTGAACACAGAACGTTATCGCAGAACGACCTTATGTGGATGTGGCTAAAGTGCATCGAGGACGCCACGGGGACACCTAAGCAGGATATCTACCTGCACTACTGCAAGAAGTTCCTTCTGCGCAGTGTTTCAATCGGTGACAAAATGGAGACGGTTTACGACACGTCAAGCCGCCTGAACACTAAGCAGATGTCCGACTTTATGACCGCCATACAAGCGGATGCGAGTGCGGAGATGGGTATCACGCTGCCGTCACCAGAGGATCAATACTTTGAACAATTTTTTCAAACATACAAGTAATATGGAGGCAAGAGGATCATTTGTTTTTTACAGTTCTTTCTACGAGGCGTTGCAGGGCTGTCCTGACGATATCCGGCTGGCTGTCTATGAAGAGGTGATGCGCTATGCGCTATATCCTGACTATGAGCCGAAGATTACTGGTGTCGGAAAATCCCTCTTTTCGCTAATACGCCCACAGTTGGACGCTAATATACGCAGATATGAAAATGGCAAAGCAGGGGCAAAGTATGGGCAAAAAGGGGGCAGACCTACGAAAAAGAAACCCCAAGAAAACCCCAAAGAAACCCCTAATAAACCCCAAGAAAACCCCAAAGAAACCCCTAATGTAAATGTAAATGATAATGTAAATGTAAATGATAATGTAAATGTAAATGAGAGTATAGTGGGTAAACCCACACGCACACAATTCGTAAAGCCGACCATTGAGATGGTAGAACGTTACGTGCTGGATCATGGCTACCAGATGGACGCACGGGAGTTCTACGATTACTACGAGAGTAACGGCTGGATGGTTGGCAAAAACAAAATGCGGTCGTGGACGGCTGCCGTGGCGAATTGGCACAGACGGGAGCGTGAGATACGCCCACGCAGGACACAGACGGTAGCAATGCCGAACGCACTGGTGGCACAACCCGATTTTTATGACGATTAAAAAGTAATACCAACTATGGATAGGATAGAATTATTCAATGATCACTTCCAAAATTTTAAAGTTTATGGAATACCCCATGCGCAACTGATAATCGCAGACCCTCCGTACAACATCGGAAAGAATGCTTATGCAAGCAACCCCGCATGGTACGTGGACGGAGATAACAGCAACGGAGAGAGCGAACTGGCAGGAAAAGAGTTTTTTGATACCGATAAGGACTTCCGACCTGCGGAGTTTATGCACTTCTGCTCACAGATGTTGGTAAAAGAGCCAAAGCAAGGCGTTACGGATGATGATGTGGAGCGTATCGGAAAGACGGGGAAAGTGAAATCGAAAGCCCCTTGCATGATATTGTTCTGTGCTTTTGAACAGTTGCATTATTATATCGACCTCGGGAGACGTTACGGATTCAAGCATTATATCCCGTTGGTGTTCCGAAAGAATTTCAGTGCACAGGTGCTAAAAGCGAACATGAAGATCGTTGGTAATTGCGAATATGGGCTGATACTCTACAAAGATAAGTTGCCGAAATTCAACAATGACGGGCGGATGATTTTTAATTGTTTTGACTGGGTGCGTGACAATAAAACGCCAAAGGTGCATCATACACAGAAACCAGTGCCGTTGTTGGAGGAACTGATACGCATCTTTACCGACAAGAATGATGTTGTTATCGACCCATGTGCAGGCAGTGGCAGCACGTTATTGGCGGCTGCTAATATGGGACGCAGGGCATACGGTTTCGAGATAAAGAAAGATTTTTTCAAGGCTGCGAAGGAAAAAGTATTACGCAGATTTGAGCCTAACTTATTCATGGAGTAATTATGATTGACTTTGCAAAGACGATAGAGAATCTACGGGATACGGGCTTCGTTCCGAGGGTAGAGCAGGAGCAGATTAGCATACCCAATGCCCGTGAGGTGTTGGAGCAGGGCATACGCTACTACATGGGTGACGCTGCCAAATGGCTGCCCGCCTATGACGAGGTTGCGGAGTGGATGACGGACAATAAGGGTAAGGGGCTGTTATGCCGTGGAGGGTGCGGACTGGGCAAGACGCTTATATGTGCGCAGCTGCTCCCGCTGATCCTGAATCACTACTGCCGTAAGATAGTACCCGTATATCGTGCATCGGAGATAGGCAAGAGAGCAGATGAGGTGCTGTCCCGTCACATACTGGTCATTGATGACGCAGGGATGGAGAGCCCCGCCAACGATTACGGAGTGAAACGGGACATATTCAGCGAGCTGGTGTACAAGGCAGAACTTGACGGCAAGTTGCTTATCATCACGACCAACCTGCCATACAAGGGCGGTAGCGTCAATATGCAAGACCGCTACGGTGTGCGCACGGTGTCACGCTTGCACGGGTTGGTAAAGACAGTAACATTCAGAGGGGAGGACATGAGAGTATGAAGATAACGAACATTAAGAAACTGGAGAAGGCAGCCGACATGATCGAGAAGGCTATGTGGCTGATAGATGTTGCCGTGGAGAAAGACGGTGACACCATCAAGCGCAGTGACGAGTATTTCCTAACGGAGTTGTCGAGGTGCATGCAGAAAGACAGTGTTTCTGTACGTAGAATCGCAAAGGTAGCGAGGGAGGATATTGGCTTATGATATACGTTGGAATAGACCCTGACATCGAGAAGAACGGTGTGGCGATCGTGGATACAGATACGCATGAGGTGACCGTGGGCAAGAAATCATTCGTTGAGTTATTCCGTTTCTTGCAGCACTTCGGCACAGAGCATGGGGTGATAGTCATCGAGGCATCATGGCTAACGACACACAACTGGCATTTCCGACCTACTGACAGCAGACGGAAGGTTGCCGCACTGGGTCACGCTGTCGGGAGGAATCACCAGACGGGCATACTGATAGGCGAGATGGCAAAGGAACTGGGTTATAACGTGCGATACCAGACACCGCTGAAGAAGTATTGGCAGGGCGCAGATGGTAAGATCACTCATAAAGAGATAACATCGTTTATGCCTATCAAGCAAGGCAGGACGAATCAAGAGGAACGGGATGCGGCACTGATAGCGTGGGTGTATGCAGGGCTGCCGATAATCATTAAAACGAAATAATTATGGACTACGAAAAAGCATATAATGAAGCCATTAAAAGGGCGAAGGCAATAATTGAGGTTGCTGAAAAAGAAGAAGAGGTATACAAAAGTGCAATAACCATCTTTCCTGAATTATATGAATCAGAGGATGAGAAGGTAAGGAAAGACGTAAAAAGAGCAATTTCAGTTGCCCTTGATTATTCCTACTTTGATAAAGAAACTGCGAATAATTGTCTTGCCTGGCTTGAAAAGCAAGGTTATACTAAAAAAGATGTTGATGAAATAATCAAAAACGCAGAAGACCATGCTTATTTTGCAGGCAGTGAAAATACAAGGGAAAAGCTAATTGACAAGGCTTGCAAGTGGTGGGAAGAGGAACTAACATACCCATCAATGACACCAGAGGAATTTAAGTTGTATAAAAGTAAAGTTAGAAGGTTCCGTAAAGATATTGAGGATGAAACTTAATAGAAACTTAGAAGACATAAGGGCAAACACTGTCAATGAGTGCTACTATTGCACTAAGGATAGTAAAGATTGCCCTGTATGTGTATGGAGGAAATGAATATGGATGTCGAGAAGATTAAAATGCCAAAGTTATCGTATGAGAACAGCAAGCGATTGTTAGGTCTTAGTTGCCGTATGCAATCGGCATTAGAAAGTCTGATAAGGGATGGCTATGATAAATCAAGAGAGAAGGTCACATCAGACGTAAACAAGGCAATCTATGATATGGCAGAAAAACGAAAGTGCAGCATATATGATATTTGCTTCCACTTTATGCCAGTAGAAAGTAATTTTAGAATGGAATTTGACAACAAAGATCCGAGTAGTCAAACATACACTATGGGTTCAGAAATCAAACTCGTTCCAATAGAATTTGAATTCGATCATGGACCTGGTTATTGGAAGGAAAAGTATTTCAGACTGAAACATAAGTTGCAGGGATTGATTGATAATAAGGAGGACTGATAAATGACAAAAGAAGAAAAAATTATTGCTACTGCTTTTACTGGTAAAAAGTTCATAGATAACTATGATATGGGTTTGCTCTATGAGTACATGGAGAATAAAGTAGGGCATGGTATTATAGATTTAATGCTTGCTAAAGAAGGAGGTGAGGAATGAAAAAATTGATATTATTAGCACACAATAAATGGAAACATATTTAATAAATCTTATAATTATAGTGATAACGTTTGCATGCGGATTTTACTTTGGCTTTAGACAAGGTTGTAAGTTTGTGTGGAAAAAATTAATGAACTACCTTAAAAGTATTGGAAAATCCGATATAGAGATAGGTAACATTTTTATTGAATTAAGTAAAAGTAAATATGCATAACATTACTAAATGGGCGTATGAGAAAGATTAATATAAATAATCCCGAAGAACTCAAAAAATTCAAGATGGAAACAAGTGGTTTTGTGTCAACTTATGGTTTCCCATACAGACTTGATGACCTTACGGAAAAGGGTGCTAACTATACTGTGTTCTGTCCTCTTAGATGGAAATCAGCATTTTCCCCTGCAAAATTACATAAATTGTTACGGGAAGATGTTGATGCTGATGTAATAAAAGTTGAATATATTGACTTTGTTAAAGAAGAAACAACAGATAAAACAGAGAAAGTATGGAACGTAGATTATTTTTAATTTTATTAGCACTCACTGCCATTATGATGGTGGGTAGTGAACCATTAATAAATATAACGAGAAATGAATAATAGGAAAGAACTTATCGAGCGATGGAAAACAATAGCCAGTGCGATCTTCAAAGCCGAAGACGAGATCAAGGCTGAATGGTTTCCACGTTTGAAACAAGCAACTAAGGAAAATGCAGCAGAGGTGGCAGATGGGTACCTCGAAGCGATAGCAACGGAGATAATTGATAACTCTAATTTGAAGTTTGAGGATGAAGAACAATAAAGACCACATCTGTAAGGAGTGCCGATATATGCAATTCGATGTATTGGCAAATGCAAGGTGCGCACATCCCGATAAGGAAGGTAACACACCGATAGTGAGTGAATACTTACCTGCGTGTTTTAGATTCAAAGGAGAATAGTTATGAAAACATCAGAAATTATGTTAGGGGACTATTTCAATGTTTACCCGAGCAATATGGCGATAAGGGTAGTTGCCATACACAAAGGAAAGGTGGCTTACCGTGCTGCTTGCACAGGTAAACTCGAATGGGTTAGAGCCGATTTGCTCAGACCTATTCCACTTTCTCTGAATATTTTTGAAAAGAACAATTTTTATTATGGGTACACGAGCAACGAAGAAGACTTGGCAAGCAACACTGTTGCTCAACTTTCCGAAGACGATATGGGTTGGTGTTGGGACGAAGGTGATGGAGCAATAAAGGTTATATTCCCCAATGAAACAGATGGTGGACTTCTTATCCTTGACGACCAGTCTTTTGACAGACA